AATGATCTTGCTAGCGCCTTACGGCTTCAAGTAAATACTCCTGCGTCAGCCATTGCGGTTAATAGCCTGTATATGGCAGCAGAGGGTATTTTGACGACGCTGGGGTCTAACCAAGACTACTGTGTGGTGACGTTGACCAACGTTACGTTCTGCACAATCATCTGCGGGTAGAACATGGCTAAGAAAGGCATGGGGATTGAGACTTCTGTTAAGTCTGGCAATTTCCGGCCGACCAAGCAGGGTGCCGGGATGACGGAGAAAGGCGTCAAAGCCTTCCGTCGGGCTAATCCCGGTTCTAAGCTACAAACCGCTGTCACGGAAGACAAGCCTTCTCCTGAAAGAGCTAAGCGCAGGAAGTCATTCTGCGCTCGCTCGGCGGGGCAGATGAAACAGTTCCCAGAGGCAGCAAAAGATCCCAACAGTCGCTTGCGTCAGGCAAGACGTAGATGGAAATGTTGAGATGGAATCAATGGTTTGGAACCTGTTACTTACAGGTGCTATCGGAATTGTGGGTTATATCCTACGAGAGAAGTCTCAGGAACTTACTAGAGTTACTATTCTTCTCAATAAAACCAGAGAAGAAGTAGCGAAAGAGTACGTCACCAAGGTTGAGGTTCACGCAGACATCAATCGGGTGCTAGACAGGTTAGACAGGTTAGAAGTCAAGATTGACCGGTTTATGGAGACGTATCGTGCCAAGTAAGACACAGGCGCAACATAACCTGATGGCTCTTGTAGCGAACGATCCCGCAGCTTCTAAACGCCTTGGCATCCCGCAAAAGGTTGGCAAGGAATTCATGCAGGCCGATAAGGGCCGTAAATTCAACCAAGGTGGCGAAATGAAAGAATCGAAAGCTATGATGGGTAAAGAGATTGCCTTTATGAAAAAGAAAGGTGCTCCTAAATCCATGATCAAACATGAGATGGCCGAGGCCGGGATGAAAAAAGGCGGCGTCGCCAAGAAGATGATGGGTGGTGGTAAGGCCTATGCTGCTGGCGGTCTTGCACCGGGGCACAAAGCTGCTGACGGTATTGCCAAGAAAGGCAAGACCAAAGCTATGCAGGTCCGCATGATGGGCGGCGGGAAGTGCTGACATGGCAACGTATCGCAAACCTACCGAAAAAGAGCGGGCTAAGTTAGAACAGTCCCGTGAGATGATGAAGAAAGGTATTTCTGGCGAGCAAGACTTTTTGTCCCGCCTGATGCCAACGATGGCTAAATCTGCCCGGGATGATATCCGTGCAGCTAAAGCTATGCGTGAGTCTGTGCCTGAGGCCGCCCGAGAGTACGAGGCTTATCAAGAAGCCGGATACGCCAAAGGCGGTTCTGTTGGCTCCGCATCTAAGCGGGCAGATGGCTGTGCTCAGCGGGGCAAGACCAAGGGCCGGATGATCTAGGAGATCGTCATGATCAGTTCACGCGGCATGGGCGCAATTATGCCCAGTAAGATGCCTAAGCCTAAGCGTAAGCAAAGGCGGGATGACACTGCTTTCTACGAGTATGCAGAAGGGGGCAAGGTCAGCCGCGTGAACGAAGCTGGCAACTACACTAAGCCCGGGATGCGCAAAGCCTTGTTCAACAAGATCAAGGCTCAGGCGGTTCAGGGTACAGGTGCTAACGAATGGTCGGCCCGCAAGGCCCAGCTATTAGCCAAGCAATATAAAGCCAAAGGCGGTGGTTATCGTGGCTGAAAACAAAAAATCTAGTTCGAATTTTAATCTGGGTATGGATGCTCTTATGCGAGCAAAAGATATCCGAGAAAAAATTAAAGAACAAAGCAGTTTACCCTTGGGGGGTAAAGCATCAAAGATGGGAGAGGGTTTGTATAGTCGCAATCGGAAAGCGGCTGAAGAGGCTTATGATGCTCTTCAAAACCTTCGTGAAGAAGAAGCCGAAATGTTAGAAGATCGCGCTAAGAAAAATATGGATGTTGAGCAAAAAGCATCCGGTGGCATTGTAGGCTCTGCATCTAAGCGCGGTGACGGTATAGCGCAGCGCGGCAAAACTCGCGGCAGAATGGTGTAATGAAAGCTCCGCAGAAATCGCTCAAGGACTGGGGTAGTCAGAAATGGGCCACACGGTCTGGTAAGCCGTCATCTAAGACGGGTGAGCGGTATCTACCAGAGGCAGCTATTAAGTCTCTTAGCCCGCAAGAGTACGCAGCAACTACGAAGGCCAAGCGAGCCGGGAAAGCCAAAGGCAAGCAGTTTGTAGCACAGCCTAAAAAGATAGCTGAAAAGACAGCGAGATTTAGATGACCACCTCCGGCACCACGTTATTCAACTTAGAATTTTCGGAAATTGCCGAGGAGGCGTGGGAGAGAGCTGGCCGGGAAATGAGGTCAGGTTACGACTTGCGTACAGCCCGCAGGTCTATGAACCTGATGACGATAGAGTGGCAGAACCGTGGTATCAACATGTGGACCTTCAACCAAGGTGCCATTACGTTGACCCCCGGTCTTAATACGTACGCTCTTCCTTTAGATACGATTGACCTGTTAGAACAGGTTATCCGGACGGGAGCTAATTCCTCGTCCACACAGGCAGACTTAAACATCACTCGTATCAGCGTATCTACTTACGCTACGATCCCTAATAAGCTACAACAGGCCAGACCTATTCAGGTTTGGATTCAGAGACTTTCAGGATCTGTAAGCCCCACCGGGGCTACGTTGTCGGGATCTATTAACGCTTCTACAACGACGATTACGTTAAGTTCTACTGCCGGTCTGCCGTATGCCGGGTTTATCCGGATTGATAGCGAAGATATCGCTTACGGATACCTAGACGGGAATACGTTAGGTAACGTATTTAGAGCGCAGAACGGGACAACTGCTGCGTCTCACTCTGGTGGGGCGGCTGTGTATAACCCAAATCTGCCTGCTATCACTGTCTGGCCCACGCCGGATAACACGCAGACGTACCAATTCGTGTATTGGTATTTGAGGCGCGTACAGGACGCCGGAGCAGGCTTACAGACGGCAGATATGAACTTCAGGTTCTTACCTTGCTTAGTAGCAGGGCTTGCATATCACATTGCTATGAAAGTGCCTGAGCTTATGAACCGTGTACCTATGTTAAAAGAGGTATACGACGAACAGTTTAATATCGCAGCCGGAGAAGACCGTGAAAAAGCGGCCGTGAGGTTCGTTCCGAGGCAGATGTTTATCGGCGGGGCTAGCTCGTAATCATGGGTAATCAATTTGCTAGCGGCAAAAAAGCAATTGCGATGTGTGATCGCTGCGGTCAGCAATTTAAGCTGCAAACCCTGCGCGAAGAGATAATCAAGACTAAACGTTATAACCTGCTGGTTTGCACTGAATGCTATGATCCAGATCATCCCCAGTTGCAATTAGGGATGTATCCTGTAGATGACCCACAGGCGTTGCGTAATCCCAGAAGGGATACGACGTATGTAACGTCGGGAACGAATGAAGACGGGTTTCCTTCCGGTGGATCTAGAGATATACAGTGGGGATGGAATCCGGTTGGCGGTGCAAGTTCTAGTGACGCTGGATTGACGCCTAACTATCTTGTAGCCATCACATCTGTTGGAACTGTGTCAGTAGTAACAACGTAGGAGTTATCATGGACGCCAAGAAAGCGGTTCACAAACACGAGAAAGCGATGCACCCCGGTAAACCTCTTACGAAGTTTGCTAGGGGTGGTAAGACTAATCTCCAGATGAAAGAGATGGGTCGGAACCTCGCTAAGGTTGCCAATCAAATGAAACCCATGCGGTCGGTTCGTAAGTCGGGGATCTGAGATGAAGAAGAACCAGCCCAAACCTGCTCCCAAGGTAGACCTTAAGAACTCTGGATATCCGGAAAAGAACGTTAAGACTTCTGGAATAAAGATTCGAGGTACCGGGGCGGCGACTAAAGGTGTAATGGCCCGGGGACCGATGGCGTGAATTACACTGATTTAATAGCTAATGTTCAGGACATTGTTGAGAATACTTTCACCAATGACCAGATGGCTATGTTTGTTCGGCAGGCTGAGCAGAAGATCTATAACACTGTTCAGATTGCCAACCTACGTAAGAACGTCTATGGACAGTTAACTGCTAATAATCAGTATCTATCGGCTCCTACGGACTTTTTGTCTACTTATTCCCTCGCGGTCATTACCGGGGTGACGGGTGGTGACATTAATACAGGCACCTATGCGTACCTGTTGAATAAAGACGTAAACTTTATTCGTGAAGCCTACCCTCCCCCCAACTCTAAAGGCGTTCCGCAGCATTACGCTATCTTTGGCCCTCGGTCAGATTTAGAGACGGAACTGTCTTTTATCGTCGGCCCAACGCCAGACAGCGCTTATTACGTTGAACTTCACTATTACTACTATCCTGAATCTATTGTTACCGCTCAAACTACGTGGCTGGGCGATAACTTTGATTCCGCCTTATTGAACGGAACGGTAGTAGAAGCTGCCCGGTTTATGAAGGCAGAGCCGGATCAGATTTCGTTATACAACGATATGTATGGTCAATCGTTGTTACTGCTCAAGAATCTGGGTGATGGTAAGCAGCGCATGGATGCTTATCGCGACGGTCAAGTAAGGAACCCTGTTAAATGATCGTCCAGACTCAAACCACGAGCTTTAAAGCAGAGTTGTATGAAGGTATTCATAATCTTCTTACAGACACTTTAAAGCTTGCTCTGTATACAGCGGATGCAAATCTAGACGCATCTACGACTGTATATACAACTGCTAATGAAATCACTGGAACCGGTTATTCAGCCGGTGGGAATGTAGTAACTGGAGCCGCTATTAGTAGCAGTGGTTACACGGCGTGGGTGACATTTAATAATGTCTTATGGGTTCCCGCTGCTTTTACTACACGGTGTGCGCTTCTTTACAATGCTAGCAAGGCAAACAGATCTATTGCGGTTTTAGACTTTGGTTCGGATAAGACCTGCATCAACACGTTTACGGTCACCATGCCGGGGAATACAGCTACAACGGCTTTGATCCGTTCAAGCAACTGAGGTAAATCATGGAAGAACGCGCAAAAGCGACCGGCAAGTATATCGTCGAATGTTTTGATAAAGACGGTAATCTTAAGTGGACGGCAGAGACACCTAACCTTGTAGTTAACGTCGGTCTTCAGTACATGGCCGGAACCGCTCTTACGTCTACCGCACAGATTACTACGTGGTACATCGGTCTGTATGGATCTGGGTCTACCAATAGCCCTGCCGCTGGTGACACGATGTCCTCTCATATTGGTTGGACGGAAGTAACGGATTATACGGAAGCAACGCGCCCTGCTGCTACGTTTGCTGCTGCTACCAACGCAAACCCCTCTGTTGTTACGAACACGGCTAGCAAAGCGGTGTTTTCCATCAACGGGACAACGACGGTCGGTGGGGCGTTCCTAACTTCTAACAACACTAAGGGCGGCACGACCGGTACTCTTTTCTCCGCTGCTGACTTTCAGTCGCCGGGAGATCGGTCGGTTGTATCTGGTGATGTGCTCAATGTAACGTACCAATTCAGCCTCACAGCTTAAGGATGAACCGTGCCCGATGGCGGATGGGGATCTGGCACTTGGGGCCAAGCCGGGTGGGGATGCTCGGTTGTAGACCGAGATACCACTGATACCGCCACGGGCGCAGATACACTATCGAGTCTATATTCAGTTCAATCTTCAATACTTGAAACCGCTACAGGCGCGGATCAGGTTTCAGCGTTAGCGACGTTCCCGGTTAGTGTAGTAGAAGCATCATCAGGTGCAGACAGCGTAGCAGCAGACGTATCTTTTGAGGCATCAGTAGTAGAAACGTCCTCCGGGGCGGACAGTATCTCGGCAGGTGTAGCGTTTGGTGTTGCAGTTGCCGAGGTATCGACTGGGGCAGATTCTGTATCTGCCATCTTCAAGCCCAGCGCAAGCATTGCTGAATCCGCCACGGGCGCGGATGTCGTCTCAGCATTAGCACAGTTAGGTTCTATCGTATTAGAAACTTCTACAGGGTCTGATACGGTAAGCACGGGCACCACATTCCAATCAGCCATACAGGAAACTGCATCAGGTTTAGATAGCATCTTGGCTATCTTTAAGCCTTACGTCTCAATCATTGAATCTGCGCTGGGCGCGGATGTAGTTTCTAACCTTGGTCAGTTAAACCCGGTAATACAGGAAACCGCAGTAGGCGCGGATGCAATAAGTGGCAGATTCTTATGGGAACCCGTGGATGACACGCAGACCCCTAACTGGCAGAATGTGACATCAACACAAGGCGCAGTTTGGACTGCAAACACTACAGCACAAACCC